ATAATCAGATCAAACCAGCATCTATTGTTATTATCCTTGCTGGCATGTATGCTGCACACAGCGACTGGATTGACTATGAAATTGATACAGCAGTATCGTACAGCAAGTATATTATCGGCGTAAAGCCCTGGGGTCAAGAACGCATTCCTACTAAGATATCAGATAATGCAAATGTCATAGTGGGATGGAACAAAAACTCAATTATTAATGCCATTTTAGAGAAATAGAAAGGTGATTAAGTATGCTTAATTATGTTCCTCGACCAGAACCTTCGAGACCAGACATTCCTAGGGAGCCGCGGCCAATTCCACCAGCCCCTAGACCAACACCACCAACAAGACCTTAAATTAAGTATCCCCCTCTCGAACTTCCGAGAGGGGGATGTGATTCTAAAGGATTACTCTTTCGTTCCACCGTCTCTTTTATTCCCCAGCTCAAACAGCCCCGTAGCCGACAGACCGGCTAGGCCGCCGGCCCATAACCGCAGCACCAGCTCCAATTCCGTGAACGGGGAGGCGGCGGCACCTACTAGGATGCCGATCACCACCCCGATCAGCGGGATGATGTTTTTCGGTAGGTTGATCGTCGTTTTCACCAGTTGCACCAACGCCAGCACAAACACAGCCAGCACCGAGGCAAAGGCCATAACGTTGTTCAATACTTCCATGATTCATTCTCCTCCTTATTGTTCTGGGATACCCGCAGCACGCCGCAGGTAATTAGCCAGATTATTAAAATGCTGCGCCCGATCTTTGTTCCCTTCGTCCCGAGCCTTAAACCAAGCCGGGGAGAGCCAGCGGATAATGATCTCCTGAGCATTGCTTTTTGGCAGTTTAGTCAACGGCGCGGGGGCTGCGCCGGGAGTCAGCGGGATGCCAGCGGCCAGCCGCAGGTTGTTGGCCAGGTTGTGGAAGTGGGTCTTACCAACCTCATCCCCAGCCTTTTGCGATGCAAACCATGCTGGGGAGACGTAATTGTCGATCAATGCTTGGGCGATCCCGGCCGGCAGCGGGGTAAAGTCCGGTGGAGTGACCGGCGCAGCCAGCTCTGCGGCGACGTCATAGATGAGATCCTTGAGCGTCTTGCCGCCTGCCTTGAGTGCTTGCTCGCAGTCCGATTTACGCGCTGGGTCCAGCTGCTTATGACTGGCGATATGCGTCGATGGGTTTTTGCCCCACTTCTCGCAGCAGTACGCGAGGTACCACACAAACCGCTTGTACGCCTCCGCGAAGTTGATCCGGCCGCCGTAGCAAAGCTCCACCCCAAGCGCCGCGTCGTTGGCATCATAGCCGAACAGGTCGTTGTCGGTCGTAACGTTGTAGAGGACGTGCCAGGCTTTCTCCGCCGGATCCGCTCCGGTGCCGGTCGGGATGATCTCCAGAATCTTCGTGTCGTCGATAAACACATGGGCCGATGCGGAGCGATCGGTCAGGTTGTTAAAGTAGTTGTAATGGTTGTCCGATGTCGCCCCGGGATTGCCCGTATCATGGGCAACAAAAAAGGCCGGGCTGCCCGTCTTGAGCCGGGTACCTGGCCGTGTGTTGGAGCGCTTCGCGATGTATCGGCGCTCGATCTGATATTTTGTTTTGTCCAAATTAATCATCCTCCCTTGTGTTGCCTGGGAAACCGCTCCTTGATGTCCCGTAGTTCCCCGATGATCACATCGTATTTTTCACTAAACTTATCCAGTAAGTCCTGAAGCCGCCCCTCCCGCTCCTTGTTCGCACGCATTACGTAAATTAGTAGCCAAACGAACAGCGCCGCGAATGGCCCTTGGCTTAAAAAATACCGTACCACTTCATTTTCCATCCCTCATCCCCCATTCTACTTCTCTATCTATTCAGAAGGCTGTTCATTCTCCGGCTCAACCGCCGGCGCCGCCGCTGCATGTTCCAGTCGGGCCAACGCAGACCCTACCTCGTTATCGATTCCCCGCAAAATTTCAATTTCACGACCCGGGTACATCCCAAGGATCAGCGTAATGATGTCCGACACCTCGCGTACAGGGTGCTGCAGATCGATCGACACGTCCACTTTCGTAACAACTGCCAAAGGGTTCACCTCCTTTCCGAGCAAAAGAAAAGAGCCTGCGGGGTTCGCAGACTCATGGTATAATATAGCTTGTACAATTGAGCTTGGGTGGGAAGTATCGCCTCCAGATCGGAGGTGATGCCAATGAATTTTTCGTTATCAGAAGTGATTATGCTAGGAATGTTTCTTCTCGCACTTCTCACATATCTGAATTCACGAAAATAACCCGCCCAGGTTAGCGGCCAAGGTGCGGGTTATTTCCACGTATACTTGGAGGTATCCCACCCAAGTGTTGTACAGGGAGTCGGCGGCCACCGGCTCCTTTTTCTATTCTTATCTTAGCATATCGTATCGCATACCTCAATTACATGTGATACGAAAATCACTTATTCAATTGCTCTTCAAGCTGCTTAATCTCGGCCTCGGCGGCGTCGATTTTGGATTGATATTCAGCAATTCGCTCTTTGCTTTTCGCAATATTAGCATTTAGCCCTTCAATTCTGCTTGGATTTTTTTCAGTACGGGAATTTTCTTCAGCGATCTTGCTTTCGTACATTTTGATGGTTTCGTTTTCCGCCTCAATAAACTGTTGATTGGTCAGTACTTCTCGTCTCAACTTTTGAATCTGATTAGTCAGTTCGAGCTCTTCTGGTGTAAGAGCATCCCCCTCCATAGGGAGTGAACTTCCTTTATTTGTAGCCTCCAAAATAATTCGCTTCCCTTCCACAGTTAATGTTGTTCCTGTCGCTTCTGCAATTGCTCTTACTGGCGCGTATGTGGATCCATTTATAACAGCAGCATCAGCGATCTTCTTACCACTTTGCTCGATTGAATAAACACCTGTCACTTTCGCCCCTACAATGGATTTAACAGCAGCAAACGTAGGTACTCCACCAAAAATTAATGCTCCAACAATCAACCCCGATAATACACCAGTAATGTAATTCTTCTTCATAATTCATCCTCCTTGGAAAATACGCTTTCAATCTATTATCTGCCGTAGAGGGTAAATGTTTCAAGAAGTTTATACTGTATGTGAATGAGTAAACCCACTATATGCCGACCAAGTATATACTACTCCGTTCACATCTTTAAATTGAGCTCCATGGGGGAATCCATGATTGTGTGCTCCTCCGGTTACAGATGTTGTCGGTGTTCCATACGGAACCTTTCCTGCTAGAGTCGATACTAACCCTGAAATACTGGACATTGAAAGACCCGTCACACTATCGGCAAAAGTAAAATCTACGTTTGAGGAAAAATCAACGTTAGTCATGAAGTCCGTTGTACCACCGTTGAAGTCGATACTTGGGGCATAGAGGTTTATCCGTTGCGCAGCTTCGATATAGAACCCATCATCAAGGCCGGCGATGATACCCTGGAACGCACCTCTGTCATCAAAATACTCCGTGCCGGCGACACCGTATCTGCCAGATTGAGAAATGGAGATCCGCGTACGACCGGCATTATCGATCGCCTTTAGTCCAGGTGAGCTGACCTCAATGCGTTGGCCGCTTGCTGCTGTTCGAATCAGCGCGCCCGTCAGCGTTCCGCCGGTGATTTCCCCCTGTGCCGTGATATTCCCTGTAAAGTACCCATCCTTCCAGGTTGAGGAGTTGAGGTTCGAAGTGTTGATCTGCGCGCTGTTCGCCGTCAGCTTGTTGGCGACCAGATTCCCCTTCATATCCACCCTGAAAGGGGCACTGTTAAAGTCAGCGTGGCCGGCTGCGATGCCTTTCGTGTTAATTTGCACGATGTCATTCCCGCTACCGATGAGCATAGAGACGAATGTACCTAGCTGGCCAGTAATGAGCTCCGCTGCGATCCCGCGGGCCGTAATTGCCGTTCGAACCGTCTGCCAGCCGTCCGTCGAAATCCCGATTCCCTTCGATGTCAGCCGAACCTGCTCTAGCTGATTGGTTTTCTCCTGGGCGAGAATACCACCCTCCGGCGGATAGATCAGCTCCGTTTTACTGTTATTAATGTCAATAACGGCCTGCCTTGCGAAGGCTTCAAAGGCATCCGCCCGGATCCGGCCACCGGAAAGCAGGTTCTCCATCACCTTCCTGGAGCGCTCCAGATCGGCGATCAGATCGATGTCGTCCTTCAGCGCGAAATTGGCGAGCGTCACCTTCGAGTGCTGATAGATGGAATACGGGTACTCTGTCAGTTCCACGATCCGGACGGCGATACGGTGCATTTCCATGTCCGGGTCATACACGGTGGCCGCGTCACCGAGGTCCGGCGGTCGCTCATCGCGGTCGATCTTGTGCAGATCCGCAGCATCCAGGCTAATCTCCAGCTCCGGCATCTCTTTCTTCCGAAGCTCCTCCCGGGTGGACTTGAGCAGCTCGATCGGATCCTCGATGTCCTGCTGGACGTTTTCTCCGTCGAAATACGGAACGCTGTCGCTGCCCCAGTAGTTTACGTACGGCGACAAAAGGTAGTTGACCATGACCTTGCCGTCCTGAATTGCCCCCGGGACGGACTGCAGCAGGCTCCGCTCCTCGTCCGTCAGATTGTTTGCGGACATCCCGATCCATGTCCGGCCATCCTTCATCTGGGCGTACATCCGGGTGACGAGATTGGTCGCATCATCCTTGAAGGAGTCGGAGATGATGTTCTTCTTCGTCCGATACTCGTATCGCTCCGTCTGGGAGCCGATCTTTTTATGGACGTGAATCACGAAGTTGTCCGGCCGGATTTCGGCGCCGAACAAGTTGACCACCTGATTGAGAGCGGCCAGTGCGGTCGTCCGGCCAAAGTCCTTGATGTCCCAAAGATCAAAGGTGTCATGCACGACGAATGTGAACCGGCCACCGGTCCACCCGCTGATCTTGTCCAGCAACGTGGAGATGTGCACGCCGTATGCTTCCGCGATGTAATCGTCATACGGCACCTTGTAATCGTTCAGTTTAAACATGACGTGCGTAGCGGTGATCAGGGCCGTCAGCTTCTTTTTCGACCGATCCCGCTTACGGCTGTTGATCACGTAATACTGGCCGCGCTCGTCCTGAACGTGGCCTTTCATCTGGATTTTTTCCAAATAATCGTCCGAGGACATGGGCACAAAAAAAGACAGCTCATAATCGGAGTTGAGCCGTCTTCGTCGTTCGATGCCGTAGGCGTCTATCAATGTGCCTAGGCGTTTGAAGTTTTTATCAAACACTTGCATAGTTGGGTTTGGCAAGATATCACCTCGTTTCATTGTAAATCGTCTACCTTGTATTTTTATAGTAGGATATTAATAGGAGGCGATCTTATGAATGATAAAAGTGGCAAACTTGATCTCGCATTAGAAGCATTAGTCCAAACAATTCCGTATGTCGGTGGACCATTAGCTACTTTGTATTTTGGCCACAAACAAGAGAAAAGGTTCAAACGGTTGGAGTCCTTCTATTCGGAATTGAAAAAAAGTATTGAGAACATCACCGAAACTTTGCCGGACATTTCTGCACACGATCCTGACGAATTGTCTTCCATCATTGAGCATCTCCATGAAAAAATAGAGATCGAACATTTAGAGTTGAAGCGAAACTACTATAAGAATTTTTACTTGAAGAATCTGTATTCTCCTGTAAAGCAAAATAACTACGATAAAAGAATGCTGTTCTTAAATATCCTTGGTGCTCTAACACCCGATCAAATTGAACTATTAATTTTCTTCGCAAATCAGAAAAGCCCTGTAATCGATAGAACTATCAGTAAGCCTGGTGTTGAGCAAGCTGTAATGTTTGGTCATCTATCCCAGCTCAAACTACTTGGTTTAGTAGATTCACGACTAAACGGCATAATTATCGGTGGATCAGGCAACGGTATTAATGAATCTGTTCAAATAAGTTCACTTGGACGAGAATTTCACAAATTCTGTCTATCATGATCATTTCTTCCGGAAGTACTCCGAGAAACTTATCGCCACTACAAGGACAATTGCCCATAACCACCAATATTTAACCAGCAATTGTCCTTGGGTTAGATTTACCCAATCCATAGTTCCTCCCCTAATACAAGAACTTGTCACGATGTGTGATGCGGAAAAGAATCGTCCGCCCTGTGGCCGGGTCTGTCCAGGTTAGGTTGTTCGTGCCGAGGTTCAGGTCGAAGAAATCACCAACGTATAGGTCGGACACGTTTTCACCATTCCTCGTGATCTTGAATTTTTCGCTGTCGATTACGATCTTGTCGCCAGGCTTGAATTCGCCTATGAACTCAATGGAATCAACGTGGTATAAGGACATTTTTGTCGCCATCGCCGTCTCAGATTGAAAACCTGCTGCGAAGAGGCGTTCTCTAATCATCTGTATGGCCATCTCAGATGCGCTCTCAAACATGTTCCCGAATTGGATTTCTCGCGTCATATCCGCGGCCAGTTCGATTTCCGTTTCAAATGAGGCGGAAATGGTCATGTCGAGGTTCATCAACGTCTCCAATGCCGGATCAGATTCAAATACGACAGAAAAGACGGTTTCAACGCTAAACGGACGGTTAAATGGCAACATGTTAAATGGTCCGCCGAACATGCCGTCACTCCTTTCAGGAAAGGGAATTTCTCCTGGGCATAGGGAAAGCGCCCCGCGAAGGGCGCTTCTGTTGGACATATGACTACTGGACCAAGTACTTTTTGTGCTGTTCCCGCTTTTTCTCCTCGGTATACTGCGCGTAGATTTGGGTAGTAGCAGGTGACTCGTGTCCAAGTAGTTGCTGAACGGCGGCCAGCTCGGCCCCGTTGTTGAGCGTCAAGGTTGCGAATGTATGCCGCAAGGTGTGTGGGCTCACCCGTTTCTCCAGCCCGGCCTGTGCGGCAATAATGCCGATCTCCCGCTGAATGCCACGCTTGGATAAGCGGCGGTAGGGACGGCGTTCAGTAACAAATAGAGCTGGGTCATCGTCTGATCTGGACAACAGGTACTTTTTAATGTGATACAGCGCTTTGAAACTGAAATACACCTCGCGCTCCTTGTCCCCTTTACCGATCACTCGGCAGCTCATGGTCTGCTGATTGATGTCGGTACGGTTCAGACTCTGAATTTCGGATAGCCGGCAGCCGGTAGCGTATAAGGCTTCGATAAAAACACGCTGCCGAATCGTCTTGCAGGACTCGCGTAGCAGTTCAAGTTCTTCAATCGTGAGCGCTTTAGGTGCCCGCTTCTCCTTTTTCGGAGTTTTGAGCTTTGTCGTCGGGTCGCGCTGGATGAATTCCTCCGATGCTAACCACCCGAAAAAGCTCTTGAGCACAGACAGCTTACGACCTACGGTGCTCATCTTGAGGTGGCTGAATTGCCCCAAATACATCCGGATATCAGCCGCGGTAACATCGGTGGTTTTCTTTTTCACCTTGTCTGCAAATATTCGCAACTCCAGCTTGTATCCATCAAGCGTTAGAGGGCTCATTCCTTCGAGCTTCTTTGATGCAAGGAATAGCTCGATCTTCTCGTGAAGATCCGGATGAACTTCATCCTGCTCCACTTTCGTTACATGGAACCTGGACACAATCGCGGACAGTTTGTGCTTCAGCAACTCAACATCAATCGATGGCACCAGATTAAAAATCGCGGTCACCATCTCCGAGAGCATCTGCTCTCCAGCCATCTGCATATTCACTTTTCATTCCCCCGAGAGTAGGATTACGCTTTAGAGGATCGCCCTGCTAAAAAGAAAAGAAGCAGGTACGCCTCTCGGTGCGTTTGCGACCAGATGATCAGTCCGGTCTACCTGCTTCCATATTACCATACCACGAAGTTAATTGGGAGTAAAATGGGAACTTTTGTTCCGATCATTTTACCGTGTCTTGTTGCGCAGTATCGTCCGATTATTCCGCCGGATAATCTAACCCAGTGATGATTTTGTATTCGTCCGCCGTAATCTCACCGAGTTTTACGTAAAGCTGGATCTGCGTTTCCGTTTCCCACTTACGAGCGTAAAAATATTGGTGTTTATCGAGCGGTGAGTTAAACATTAGCATCTGTACCTCCTTTGATCGCTAGTACTTGCAGTTGCAACGAGCTTAGCAACGATCCCAATACTTGATTCTGTTGTGTCAGTTCCGCGATTTCTGACTTTTTCTTGTTCATCTCAAAGTTCAATGTAGCTACTTGGCGTTTCAGTTCCAGTAAAGCAAGCTCTAACTTGACGTGTTCCCTGCCGAGTACGGTTACGTCTGATACCTCTGTTTCGGGCGGATCTTCGATATCCTCTTTAAGTGATTCGTCCAGTATCAGAAATCCGTCTTGCAGGCGGTAATAACCCGCGTTTACGCCAGGCGGCAATTCAGACTCTTTTAAAGTTACTTTTACATATCCGTCAGCAGGATACTCAATAACGTCACGGATGATATCGCCATCGAGTAAAAAATAAAATTCTCTCATGTCAACCTCCCTTAATGGTGAGTGATTACGACTTTTTTAGACTGTCCTGCCGAACCACTTTCTTTTGCGTAACCAACCTTACTTCCGTTTAACCAATCTCCATTACCGGTGCTTTTATATGCCTGCGGTTTATTTTTATAGATTATTACATAGGGAGATGAGGCATGAGCAATTGCTAGATATGCCCCATCTGGACTAAATGATGCTCCGAGTGCTGTGCTTGTTGGCAGTGTAGATGGATTAGCTAATTTAGTAAATGTATCACCATCGCGCTTATAGATTGTTACATAGGGAGATGTGTTATGAACAATTGCTAGATATGTCCCATCTGGGCTGAATGATGCTCCATTACCGATGCTTGTCGGCAGTGTAGATGGATCAGGTAATTTACTCATATACAGCATTACATAAACTGGATCGTAGGCATCGATATCGTCAGCAAACTCAATAATTTCTTCGGTTTGCCCGCTGACATCCTCACCCCCTCCCGATCCGCTATCTGCTAAAAAATCCGTACCGACATATCTAAAGGAATAAGGGATTCCTGCAACCATTTCCCCTGCCGAAAATGTTTCTCCTTTTTGGTTTTTAAGCTCAACCAGCCCAAGTCCATTCACTTCTAAAGTTGGATCATCTCCGCAATCAACGTGCGGCACAATCGTAATTCCAAACCCTTCCGGCAAGCTCGCTGGTGCCGGGTCTAATGTGACGGTGTACGCCGTACTTGTACCGCTTGTTACCGCAAAAGCTGGTTGCCGCACGTAATCCGCTTCATGCGCCGCAAAATCCGCCAAGTGCGCAGTAACGTCGTTACTGAGTAGATCAAAATCGCTCCGAGATACAACTTTGATCCAAGCGCCATTCCAACTATTGTTCACGGTCGAGCTTCGCTCATACATTGCTTCAATGCCAGAGGCTGTAGAGAACGTGACTCGCTGAACGATACTGTATTGATCGTCATTAGCTTTCGCCGTCTGTACAAGCGTCGTCTGTCCGCTTCCTGAGTGCCCAATCGCTGTTTTCCATGGGGCTGAAGCCTCGAGCGTAAGGCTGAACAAGCTCAGTCCGATCGGATACAGCGCAGGCAAATCATCAACAAGCCGTGGCTCTATTTTATTGATCGTTGCTGTTGAGATACCGTTGATCCTCGTCTCATGATCAGAAACATTATGCTGTAGGGCTGAAATGTCCTGTGCGGTCAAATACCGGGCGATCCGTGTGCCAGCGTTCCACCCTTTCGGTGATGTACCATCATATCCCCTGATCACCCCAGAGAGCTCATTCCCGTTCTTAGTTGCGTAATAAATCGTTTCTGCTAATTCATCAAGTCCAATCGTGGCGACATTCGGAGCAGCCGGCAAAAGATTGCCAGCCACCACCATAACAGTGGTATCCGTACTCGAAATATCCGCGGCCAATTCCGTTACAGGACTGTTTGACTGCGGCGGAAACATTGATACTTGCGCCAATTACAGTACCCCCCTTCTACTGATTGAAGCGAACAATCGTTAAGTCTTTCGGAAACTTTGGACGGTCCCCGCTCTGGATTGTCCGTGGATTTGGCACCGCCGTTGACCACAGTAAATTGCCACCGGTTGCCGCTGTCCTAAGAGCCACGTGAGATACAAGCCCCCAATCGGCTGTAGCGATTGGAAATTCGATATCTGCAGTGTTCTTGGACGTCTGCTTTCCTGCCTCCACTACAGGCGCCGAAAACGTGATTGGCTGCCGAGCGTATCCACCTCCACTGACTTCCGTTCCCGTGTCAGCCGAAGTCGGATCGCTCGTGTAAAGAGCAAGGTAAATCTCATCCGGTGGATCGAAAGGGATGCCGCGGAGCGCAGCGTTCAGCAGCTGCTCCGAGAGCCAGTTAGATATTTGCATGGCCATGTGATCATCTCCTATTTTTCGTATTCGTTCGTTATTTTGAAGCTCTGCAGCGTGGTCGTGCCTGTATTGGTCAATACAATAACCGGGCTTGCGCGCTCGTCGCCGGCCGACTCGATGGAGATTACCTGCGGGGATTGAGTGATGGTCAATTCAGTAATCCGCTCGTCGCTCTCCGGAAATGGGTCGTACATTTTGAGCGGAATATCAATCACCCGGTTCCCCGTCGACTCATCCCAACTCATCGTGCCGCGATATTCGGCGAAATAGTGCTTACCTGGGCGGTCCGAAAAGACAAGATCGAGTTGGCCCCGGCGGGTGTTAAACTTCCGCATCAGTAGTCCAACGGTCGTGTCATAATCGCCGGCAATAAAAAAAGCCAGGCCGATAGGCCGAGCTCCATAGTTGCTCCCGAAATCAATTTCTCCATCCCGCTCAGCGATCTCTACCTTGTTCTCGATCGCCTCCGGCAGCCCTGGAATGCTCCGCCGGACCAAGATAGCACCGGTGACTTCGGAGATCCACTCACCGTTTACTGATACATCAAGGTCCTCCATCTACTTCCCGCCTCCTGTCGTAGCCAATCTGCGTGCTGCTCGCTCGCGCTCCGTATAAAGAATTTCGGCATCCGGCTGGTCGGAGACCTCGACCGTTCCAATGGACATGTCGAAGGTATTATGAATAATCTGCTGCGGTACCGGCGCCGGAGAACGATCGGCAGGCAGTGTCCTCGGGGCATCCAGCATCCGAAAGAGATTCGCCTGTTGCTCAGGATTCAAATAGATTTCCCCGCCATGTGCGACGATAGGCACCGGAGCGCCTACCGGTCCGGGAATCACGCCGCCAACATCGTAACTAGGCAAACGATCCAGTTTACCGGTATCCTTCTCGATCCCATACTTCCTACGAATTTCCTCATTGCGGGCGGTCAGCCGGGCCATTTCCTCTTTATCCCCGCGTGCCTTGGCAGCGTCCCACGCATCCTTGTTGGCGTTGTACTCTGCAAGGTCGAGATCTGCCTGCGAGAAGGATGTTCCGGCGCCGTATGACCCTCCGGGTGAAACAGAGGATGAAAGGGAGATAATCTCAGCCATGCGGCTTCGATACTCACTGACGAATCGATCTAGGTCGGAGAGGATCTGATCATTGGCTTCCTTATTTGCCGAGATCCGGAACTCCTTAATGGCCGTCTCAATAAATTCGACGTCGTCCTGATGTTCTTCCAGGGCTTCGGTCAGGGCGTCATATCTGGCCTCAGTAAGGCGCTTCTCCTCGTCAAACGCCTTCTCCTTCTCGTCTTTCTCGTCCTCCAGCTTCTGCTTCTGATCTTCCAGGTCGCGCTTCCGAAGCTCCCGACTGTGCTCGAGCTGCATCCTTTCGATCTCAGCCGTAATTTCCGCTAACTCCTTACGTCCTTCCGGAGATACGGCTGTACTGAGCAACGCTTGACGAGCTTTTTTCTCGGCAAGTTGCGTCTCGTAGTCCGCGTCAGCGTTGAGCTCTTCTTCCTTCTTCAGCAGTTCATCAATGGCCGCGATCTTCTCGTTCTGAGCATCCAGGTATTCCTTTTTACGTTGATCTATTGCGTCCAGCTCAGCGTCTCTTGCCTTTTTGATCGCCTTGAGCTCCGATTTGAGGAGATCATCATTTTGCTTTTGATACTCCTTAATGCGTTCCTCCCGGTTCTTCGCTGCCTCCTTTTCGGCCTCCTCCTGCAGCTTGATTAGCTCCTTACGCGCCCGGTAAAGCTCATCATCGGCCTGCTTGTAATATTCGCTATCCTTGGCGTAGCGGTCTCGGACTCGGGTCCAAGCGTCGATCTTCATCTGCGCGATCTCGATCTCCGTTTTTCCGGACTCCTCCATTCGGCGCTCCTCGCGGTCGATCCATTCCTTAGAAAAATCGTATCGAGACTTAACGCTGTCCTCCTGCAGCCGCTTGATCTGCAGGTTCATTTGACGCTCGTCCTCAATTGATTCCTTTAGATGCTTTTGATGCTGCTTACGCACCTTCTCGTAAGCCTTGATCTGCTGTTCTGCTGTCCAGTCGTACATCTCGGCCTGATATTGCACCGTGGCGATCGCGTCGTCGTAGGCTTTTTCTCGCTGTTCCCGTGCTAATTCAGCGGCTGACTTTCCGCTTTTTTTCCTTTTTTGCGAACTGTTCGAGTCATCAAATAATGCACCGCTTCCTCTGCCACCAACCGAAGGAATATTCCCGCTGCTCAACTTAGCGCGCCGTTCCCGGATTTCATTCAATGATGCTTGTAATTGATTCTGTTCCGAATAAAGCTCGGATCCCTTATCTTTGTTACGCATATATAACTTTTCAGCGTTCAACGAATTAACTGTGTTTTCAGCAGCAATAACATCCAATAATGTTTCCATTAATTGCTCGTAGTTTTTGATCTGTGACTCAACCGACTTTTTCTGTTCTTCTGTCGTCCGCTGTAAAGATTCAAGTCTTTGATTTTCGTAGGACAAAGTCGCGTCAAGCATGGTTCGTTCAGTTGCAATCTGCTCTTCAGCAAGATTAATATTTTCAATTCGGAGATTACCTTCACTGTCCATTAAAGCGTGAAGATCCGGATAAGCTGACATCAGCGTTTCCGTAGCAGTTTTCAATTCTTGCTTTTGGATAATATCGAGCGATTGCAGCTCAGACAAACGCTTATAGGTCTGAAGTGCCGCTTCAAGCGATTTTAGACGTTCGTTATTCGCAGCTGCCACCCGAAAAGTTGCATCCTGTTCTTCAAGGAGTGCATTGACCGCGCCCTTACTGGCATTTTTCAATCTCTCGACAGCCTCTGCAGCCTTTTCTGGGGTCTCGAAATCCATACCACGAAGTTCATCATCAATCCTCCCAATAGCATCCTGAGCTTCTTTAAGTTGGTTTATTACTTCCCGATCCATAGGTTCGAATGGTTTTCTTTCACGGGAGTCACCTGAAAGATCTGGGAGTTTCGCACGAAGTTCATCCATTTTCTGCTGAAGTCGTTGGCGTTCTTCAAGGAGCTTTTCTATTTCCTCAATGTCTGCGCGTGCGTTCTTCAGATCATTTGAAGTCCACTTTAACGATTCATTCAATTTCAAATTCAGTTCTTCTTGGCTATTAGCAAGCCGTAATACTGCCCCAGATGCCTTATCAGCCGCAAGTCCATATGCGGTGATCCCTGCAGCAACCGCACCAACCAATGTCAAGATGACACCAACACCACCCATGGAAGTATTCAGCACTAGAAATGCTGCAGATAAAGCCCCGACCACTGCAATGAATGCGGTGAATGCAATAGTTGCCGCGCCGATCCCGGCCACCACTTCCTTATTCTCACTTGACCATGAGGTGAAACTCCTTACCAACGGGACGACCTCTTCCATGATTTGCTGCAGCACGGGCAAGAACGCTTCACCTAGCTCCACTCTCGCCATCTCGATTGTTTGGTTAAAAGTCGCTTGAGTCCCAGTGTACCCCGTCATTGCAGAGTCAGCATTCCCAGCAAATACCGCAGACTCCTGCAAAATGCCGTTGTAGGCTGCTTGAATCTTGCCTGCTTCAGTAAGCTTGGAGGACGTGGTACCAATCGATTTTGCAAATCGATCGTACATCACGGATAGGTTTGTTGTTATCCCGGCAGCATCCGTCAAGTTGGAATTTCCAGATTTAATCCCCTCGGCGACTTGTTTGATCGCTTCTTCCCAGCTGAGATGGGCTTGTCTGTTATATGCCGCGGCATCAGCCGTTGCCGTGATAATCTTCTCCGTTTCTTCTAGGGTTAGGTTCATGGTCAGATACGTTTTTACTGTGTCCGCCAGTACCCCCTTGTTAAGCCCCCAGCGATCTGCCAATCTTTCCGCCAAATCAATGGCAGCCGCAGAATCAACGTTATATTTTTCAGAAACGGCTGAAAGACCACGGTATGAATTGGCTAACTTGTTCGTTTCTTCAGCTAACGACTTTGTAACATTGACCAGCTTCGCTGTTGCAGCTCCAGCCCCCAGAGCAGCAAGACCTGAAGCTATTCCACTGATTCCTTGTTTCGTTCTTTGAGCTTCCTGCTCAGTTTCACGAAGTTCCTTGGTGATCTTTTCAATCTGCTTGCTGTCGACTCCAAGTCTTCTAAGAGCTTCACTTAATTGGTCCAGCTGGCGATCAAGTTTCGTTGGATCGGCTTCATCTAAATGCTTCTTTATGGTTTTGATTTGATCCGCATTTAGCCCAATCTCTTTCAAAGCATCGTCGAGAGCTTTCATTTGGGACGCTGCCTGTTGCCCCTCTGCGCCTGCCTGATTAAGGCTATCTTCCAAGCTCCATATTTTCTGTGCGGTTTGATCGGACGTTTGCGTCAGCCGCAACAACACACCTTCTGTGTTTACGATCTGCTCCTGAAGCTTGCTCTTCTTTGCGCTATCGAAAGTAGTTTCATAAGATTGCTTTAACTCGGCAAGCTTTTTCCTCTGGATTTCAATTTTGGCGTTCACATTCTCTAAGTAAGAGGTGAGGCGGTTGATTTGATCCTTGCTATCTCCCATACGGCCCAAGGCCGTATTCAGGGCCCCGATATCGCCCGCAGTCTTCTTGCCTTGTTCTCCAAGATCGGCAAAGTCTTGTTTGGTTGCACGTATTTCAGCCTTAAGCTCCTGCGCCTCCGCCGTGAGCCGAGCTTTCAGCTCGCCGATTTCTGTAGCCATCTTCTCACCGTCCTTTCATCCGTAATTTCAGCGCCTCGTACTGCTCCTGGGCTGACATCGGCGGCGGCGCCGGTGGTTTAGGCAGTACAGATGTGTACCGATCAATGATCGATTGCCGGGCTTCCTTGTCCGGGTTGTGTGGGAATGCCACGATATCGATCCGCTCCAACATCTCTGATGCCCGGGCTTGGTCCTTCAGCATGAGCAGCTCTGGCAAATCAATAAAGTAATACTCGTTTTCAATTTCGTGTTGTGTCTTGCCGAGAACAACACAGCACCGAAGCACAAACTCGTCGTGCGTTATTGCTCGCCGGCCCGATTCATCCGTTTGACGATCGACTGCACGAACTGCTGCGCCACCGGAGGAATCAGGCCGCCTAAGTTTTTTAGGGCTTCGTTCATATCGTTCTTCTCCCAGGTGAGACGGAGGAACTCCGTACATTCCGAGAATGCCGCGTGCTCGTCCAGATAATCAATCGGAATATCGCTAAGCAGCGAGGTCAATTCGTAAATCTCATCTATGGAAACGTCTGCGGCGGCCACGATGAACACCGCGCGGTCTTTTTCAGGAGTCAGGAAAAGCTTAACGAGATAATCACCGATCGAGCCGATGTGATCGGTCAGCTTCTTCAAACGGCTCCGGGTCAGCTTTGGAATCTGTACCCGCTTCGAGCCGAGCGTTACAACGTCTTTTTTACCGAAGTTGAACATCTTTGATCATTCCTCTCAAGGAAAATAAGAAAAAGGAGAAGACGTCTGCCTTCTCCTTGCTTTAATAATCGATTAATTTGAGGCCGTAACGGTGATGTCTCCCCAGGTGTACAGCAGGCCTTTCGGGTTCGCTTTTAATGCAGGATACGCTACCGCTGAAATTGGGAAACGGCGATTGTTATCAAGACCATAGAATGCATTCATATCAAACTTAATGCCAACCGACTCGATATAGATGTACTGGTCTGGATCTGAGATTCCTTGTGGAATGATCACAGCTCGTTTACGAGGTAATCTTTTGCCTGCCAATCCTGTTACTTGATATTTAACCTTAGTTGGATCTGTTTCATTCTGTACCTTCAAGGCGTTCGGGTTGTATTTGATCACTTTTTCGAAGTTCATATCCGGCGTTTCAAAGTTAATTTCCCCAGTCGTACCTGTAGTGAAAGTATCAACTGGTGCAGTACCCGTTTGATCCGTTGTTGGTTCGTAATATGTTGTCGTGGTAGTGAATGTGATGCCCCCTTGGGTTTGGTCAATGGTAACAGCATCCTCTTCTTCCTGACCGTTTTCATCAATACCCCAGATGAAAATACCGGGACCGGCATAAATCTGAATATCATCCATTGATTATTCCTCCTTCGTATAAAACGTGAAATTTGTCGAAAACACAGGTCTATCCTTATCATCCAAGCCGAGTGATATTGGGGCCGGCTGCGAGGCCGTGCTGGAGATTACCCAAGTAGATCCGGCCTGATAGTTCACCCGGCGATGCAGATGCTTAATGAGATGCTTCCCCAGCGCCTCGGTCTCGGACATGTTGGCCGGCAGCGCCTTATAGGACTTTCCCTTGATGATGATCTGGAAGGTCGGGCGCTCGGTCGGCACGTAAGCATGTGGTTCGAACCCTCCGGTACCAAAAACGAAGAGGCAAGGGAGTTTGTTTTCAGGGATGTCTGCAGGGAGGAAGTTGGGATCCGGATAAACGGTGAAGCCGGCGCCGGTAAGATAGGTGATCAAATCACTTGCAAGCACAACGTCATCCCTCCAATATTTTCGAGAGCTCCTCGAGGATAAGCTTTTCGTTCATCTTCAAAGCGTTCTCCAAGTACTTTTTGCCTGGCAAGTAGCCGTTGTGCGCCCCCTTGCTGATTGTCTTTTCACCCGGGGTCAGCTCCACCAGTTTACCGTCCTTCGTCTTACGGAACCCCTCATGCTGTACGACGGCATAACCATCTACCTCCGGGCTTGTCCCAAGGTCGATGTACATGCCAGCAATGGTCCGTTTGACCTCGTCAATGACCAAAGCGGCCTCCAGGTCCCCGGAATCTATTGGGGCTAGCTTTTTGGCATCAGCAATAATCTTCAGGGCCAACCTGGTGAGCGTTTCTTCTATACGCCGATCCAAATCCTTCTCCAGCCTGTCCAGCCGATCGATAGCCGCTTCAATCCCCTCAAGGCTAAAGCTAAATATTTTGCGGTCGGCCATAGACGACGACCTCCTTCACATCGTCGGTGCCGAGGTATTTCCGGACCTCGATATGAGCGATGTCGCAGCGAATTTTCACGCCGACGGCATTGACGTACTCGATGTAATCGTCGAAGCCCACCGCGTTGACTCCTTCCAGGTAGATCGTATACGCAATCTGAACTTCTTCGCCGCGGCCATTGCGGATGAGACGTTGCTCCTCGACAACCTTCGCCGCCTTTTCAATCGGCGTGGGCGGTAGTGGGCGCCCCCAATCGTCCACCTCTGAGTGCCAATGCACCACTTTGGCCGGATAACCAAAGAGGCTCATATGAGACACCCGCCAAACTGCTGCTGGGCCGCCTGTTCGGCCTCTTCTGCAGCGATCTCCTCAGCCGTAGGACCGAGAAGCTCCCGCACGTCTGGAGCCACAGCTGGCCGCTCTCCGTCTTTGTAGGAGACGGATTCGCCGTTGTCCGTGATCGTTTTGACGTTATGCTTCAGGTACTTGAGTGCCGGATCGATGCCCTGCAGCTCCCAGACCGCCTGAAATGCAACGATCGATACGGCCATCGGGTTAATTTCCGGGTACCAGCGGGCAAGATTACGTTCGGCTTGCGCGATGGCCACGGTTTGCTTTTGCTCACTTGCCCGGTCCCATGCATCGGTATCCAGTAGATTGGCCGCGATCCAATCAGCCACTTCCTGCCGATCCATCAGCGCTCACCTACTCTTGCTCAGCAGCAGCGATCTCCGTAGCCAGCGTTTCGGCGTCCTTCTCGTCTGCTCCCTCGATACCAAGCTCGGTAGCCTTTTTCCGGAGTGCTTTCAGATGCTTCTCAGCTTCCTTCTTCGCTTTCTCCTCTGCCTTTTTGCGCTCGGCTTCCTCCGCCTCAGCTTTTGCTCTGGCGGCTGCAGCTTCTTCAGCGGCAATCTGCTCAGGCGTCTTCTCGATTTTGATGCCGGCGCTGATCTTGACGATACGCTCGCCCTCTGCTTCATCAACATTCTTGATGACATCGTTCGGTCCATACCATCTACCGCCGTATTTCACGGTGCCAGTTACCTTAATATCCACGTTTACCACCCTTTCAAAAATGATAAGCGCCCCGAAGGGCGCCTTTGTTAGATAACCGTTGCCGAAATGACGCTATCGGCGTAAGGGAATACCGGGAACGCCAAGTTGACGCCAACCGTCCGCACACGCAGCGGATGCCGACTGGCCACGTCGCGGAAAACAAAGATGCCATTGTCCCCAGATCCCACGCTGTCGTAACCGCCCATCAGTTCTTCAGTTGTCGTGGCCCAGAGGTAGTTGCCCAGCGGGTCAGACGGCAGCATCACGAAGCGATCGGCCGGCGCCATCCGTACGTTTGTAAACGACAGTTTTCCGCTCGAAAGAGCATCGTTTTCGACGCGCGCCTGTGTATCGTAGGCCGCGATGCGAGGCAGGCCCAACGAATCGGTCACAGCGTCCAGCTGCGCCTTTGTAAGCTGAGGAGGATTTGCGCTGCCGGACGGATCACCGTGGTATGCAATTCTTACGGACTTATTTTGCAGCAGGTAGGCAATGATTTTTTGCGTGGTAAATGCCCGCGTCAGTTTTACACCACGGTCAGCCTGATATTCATACCAGGTCTGCATATCAGCAAGCGGTGTCGAGTTTTCCGTGTCAGACCACTTATCCGTACCGGTTAGCACCGGCTTTTGATCAGCCGTGTATCCGTAGTCGACTGAGAGCCTAACATCTCCTTCGGCGTAGGATACTGTCCCTGTCGATACGGCCTGCATGGCGATCCATTCACGCCGCGCTCGAATGGAGTCGACAGCGTACTTGGCATCGTCAAGCTGCTCACGGATGATTGTTCGAATCTCTTGCTGCCGGAGGCCTTGGTTACGACCAGCGATCAAGAGCAGACGGATCAATTTTTCATCCATCCAACGGCCGCGCTGGATTTTCGGGATTTCCACTCGATCGCCCTTAACGCCCTCGCGGGATCCATACCGGGTCTCGGTGCCGAGTTCAGCGATTTGCGCCATGACCGGCAGGCGAGACGAGGATTTAATCACGTCGACCGTGAGCTCATCCGTCTGACGAGGAGGGAACAGCAAGTTCTGCCAGTAGTCGTTCGGCACCGTAAGGTTGGACGCGTAGGTCAGCAGTTCTTCGCCGGACAATGCGTCTTCCAGCATGCTAATTTCGTCCGCACCATCGGCGAAGGTTTGGAGGTTCAGCTTATAACGAAACTTTTGGGTAGGCATGATATCGTATCAGTCCTTTCAGAAATGTTTTATTGATAATCAGGCGAAAGTAATGCCGGGCATCTTGCCCTTAAGCTCAGCATCTACCGTGACTGGGATACGTGCAGAGATGACCTTAGCGATTTCGTAACCGCCAACAACATGATCGCCGTCCTTGACGTTTACCGTGCGCTTAAGGAGTACCGAAGGGTTCTCGCTACCATCAGTGCCAGACGGGTTGTAAGGTACGTATTTGCCATTTGCCAACTTCGCCATCGGCATACCCTTCTTGATGATCTTATTTCCATCGCTGTCAGCAGTGACGGCGGACGAATCAATGGTGATCCCATTGGTCACTTCGCGGACAACTTCGAGTGATGCCAGGATTTCATAATCATCCTGGACTTCAAAACGCGGTTTCGGTTGCAAACGCATGATTCAATTCCTCCTTATTTACGGCCCCAAGGATCGTTCTCAGCGATCGCATGGGAACCTTCTTTTTTGGCCAGCTGGGCCATGCGTTCCAGTGCCTTTTTCTTGTCTTCAGGGGAGCCGCCGCCGCGTACATCAGCCCCAAAAGATCCACCGCCCTGCTTCCCTTTAAGCAGATGCGGCTTCTTCTTGGCTAACGCTTCGAGCGCTTCTTTAACGCCCTCCAGCTCACCCTTGTCGTTTTCCTTGACAGCGGACAGATCGGCGAGGGCGCGGGCATCCTCCCAATCGGCAAACCCGAGTTCATTTGCCATAACCTTTACCTCGGCGTTCAACAAGCGGTTGAAGGTCTTCTGATTTTGTTCCTTCTCCCGTTCCTTGATCTTTTCATCGACCAACTTATCGATGTCTGCGGGGTCAAGTTTCCCGTCGTCGTTCTTGTCGCTTCCCTTGTCCTTTTTCAGAGCTGCTTGTAAAGCCTCCACGGAGTCAAATCCCATCTCCTTGGCCAAAGCCCTTTGAGCCGCCTTCTCAGCTCGTGCGACACGCGCTTGGACATGTTGATCTAGCTCTGCCTGAGTAAATGTTTTCTCCCCTCCGCCGGCGCCAGCGCCGTTACCGTTGTCACCACCGCCATTTCCGCCATCTCCACCTTCGCCGCCTTCAGCGAAGGTTTGCAGATTCAATTTCAAGGGAAACCGTCTTGCGATATATTCTTTCATGATTTTTACCTCCTGTTTTAAGCCCGGGTAGGCTGTTTCCGCGATCGCAGTTTAACGTCATGCAACGGTTAGGACATGAAAAGAAAAAGCCGCTCAAGTGAGCGACTTATTCCTCATTGGTTCGTTTCAACTTCACCAGCGCGCAAGCGATCAAGTCGATCGCCTGCTCCATCGCGACATGCTCAAGACTTCCGCGCTCAAACCTGTCGAACGGCGCAAAATGCAAATGGAGCAGCTCATGGACGATTGTCTGCTCCATATCCTGCGGCCATTTTGAGTCAGGCGGATAATCCACCGGATCAAGGATGCGGATTCGCGCCTGTTTCGAAGCCAGCGTCCATTCACATTGACCGTCCACATCCGAAATCAGATCTCTGGCCCGATCAGTCGAGACAATGACGTCCCAATCCTGCAGCCGAAGGATGCGCTGCCATTCGGCGCATTTGGCGCGAAGTTCTTCTTCGGTCAGAATTACGGGGTTCACGCTTCAACCTCCTTTCTGAACTCGGCATTTACACGCCGATAATCCTCCACCAGCTCGCGATATCCGCTCGTATTCCGCGCTTTCATCGAGGCGAATGTCCGCAGGTCAGGAGTATCGTCCGGCAGCACCGCTTTGTACCGGATCCATTGCTTCCGCGTCGCATTCTTCCGCGATTTCTCGCGCTGCAGCTCGTTGTACCTCCGGATGTTCGCCTCGGTCCGATTGTCCACGAACGGCCGGTTCGATTGCTCGATCATGCGTTCCACTTCGTCAGCCGTCTGGTATTCCTCGACCCAGGCCGATAGGGAATGGACACAATGCGCATGATAAGGCGGGCGCAACTCGAGCTTCGGGAAGCGCGGGTCCTTACCGCTGATGCTGTAAACGCGGCCCTGATATTTTGCACAATACTCACAGGTTATCCCCACGTAGTTCACGTAGACCAGGTCGAGACCGTTCAGGAGGATCGTGTTCTCCGCACCGGTGACATGCGCCTTCCGGAGGTTGTACTGCACGACACCCGCCATGTATTTGTCTGCCGGAATACGCGCGCCGTTTCTTGCTATAATCCCGGTAATCTCCTGCTGCGCAAGCCGCGCGACCGCTTCTCTAGTTGCCTGCCGCCGGCTTATGCCTTCGGCGAGCATCCTTTCCGTTGCCGTCCGCACGGCCTCTTCGACCCGGCGTTTGGCGTCCTGGGACATGTTATCGGTGGCTTCGAGTATGCGTATAAAAGAATCGTCCATAATCGCCTGCACGGCCTGCTGGTGGATGAGCGGCTCCAGCGCGGTATTAATTTGATCTTCCGGCACGCCTTGAGCCCGCATGCTGTCCGCTGCCTCCCCGACGCCCTCTTTGTAGGCTTCGGCCAGCAGCTCCGCCATGCTCTGCGCGGCTCCGTCGGTTAAGTCGGCGAGAATCTCGTCAATCTGCTGTAGCAACTTCTCCTTGCGGAGACGCGAATAACTACCGGATTCCAGTGAACGGATCAGCTCCAGCAACCGCTCCCCAGCGCGGGTATACAACGCAATCAACTTCTCAGCGTCCGCCATCAGCTACCACCCAGATTCACCCGCGGCGGCTGCGTGAAGGTAGGGTTCAGCCCGCTGGCTGCCTGTTCGTCCTGAATTTTCTGAATCTCTTCTTCGATCGCCTTCTCCGACCAGTCCGGGTGCATCCGCCGGACCGTGGTTTCGAGCGACTGCACGCCGCCCGAATACTTCTCGATCTCCTCGGTATCCTTCTCGCTGTCTGCCTTCGGCAGCATGTCGCGCCATTCAATAACCGGATTCGCCACCTTCAGGTTAGCATTACCGAGCGCATTCTCCAGGATCATGCACTTCCGGATCGCATCTTTCAGGGCAGCGTCGAACTTGTCCTTGATCGCTTCGGCCTTAATGACCGACTGAATCCAGAGATAAAGCAGCGCAACGCCGGAGTCTCCCTTGCCTTCTTCCAGCCCGGCAGCCTGGGGTGACGTTTTGCTGATGGCCAGCATGTACTTAATCAGGCGCGTCACATGTTCAAACGACTGCTGCGTCTTCGCATCCCATGTGATATACATAGGCGTCGCGCCCGTTTTTTCGTCGTAGCTGACCACCTCAAGGTCAGCGTTTCGGACGAAGCGGCCACCATAATCCTTATGGTTCTGGTTAGCTACGGTATCCCAAAGGGCCCTGGGGATTGCAAGCTTCGGCTTCCCGTGTTGCTCAAAAACGACTGAGTCGCGGGTGATCGTCCAGTTGATCTCCTCCTGCAGGCCATCAATATTTCGCAGCGCGGAGCGTCCCCGCGGATAGACCAGCGTATCATCGTTGGCAACATAGCCGCAGAGCAGCTCCTTCACCCCGGGGAATTCGGCATCACCCGGAATGTCCAGCTCGTGAGCTGTGGCGTAATCCTTGATGCTGATCTCATCCATCACGGTGTCCTTCTCCATCCTGAAAGCTAACTGCTTGACGGTAAGGCCATTCGCATCCAGCCGCTGCCGTTCCACCCGAAGGAACCGCTGCTTATTCGCTTCCTCGCCCCATTCCTCTATCCAAGCAATGTCGGCGCCCCGGCCGTCGGTATGCGGGAAATACATATCCCCAAGCACCCATTCAAACCAAACAGTTCCGGCGGAGTCACGGCGCGCTCGGTATGCGATTCGTCCGTCTACCTGATGCTGCGTCACCGCGGCCCAAATCTTCTCATTGGGCTTGCTAACCTCGACGACACCGGCGACAAATTCGAGCTCCGGCCCCGTCTCTGTGTCAGCCGAGATGTTTCCAAGTGCACGGTTCAGCAGATCCGCTGGAACCTCGGCAATTAGGCTGCTGAAGTTGGCCACGATATATTGATTGTCGGCACTAAGTACCGTCTCCGCCCGACGCCAGGATCGGATGCCGACTCTCCGGGGAATCACCCGTTTCTGCTGCGCGACCTGTCTGGCCCGTGGGAAGATCTCAGCGTGTTCGCCGTCGTACAGCAGCCGATAATACTGCATCGCTTCGACCTCTTGGTCAAACGGCGGCGGTGGGAACTTCTTTTTTGAATAAACGATCGTCAGTTTAAGCACCTTCTTTCTTACCAGCCAGTCGGCCGTATATTCGTGTATTGCATCTCCGGCCGGCGCAGCGGCTCAGCTGCATATCGTAGCGCTGCCATAGCATCGTCCATATAGGCGACCGGCTCGTCCAGGTAAAGTCCCGTCTTCTTGTCCTTTCGCCACGACCACTGCTGGATCTCCTTGATCGTGTTGACGCAGTCCGGATGGATATGGATCTTCCGCTGCTTCAAGTAGTCGATCTGCGCCTGCACGCTGCCCGGCTCTTTCACGACGGGCACCGCATGGTAGCCAGCATTCTGCCACATCTGGATGCGGTCAGGTTCAGCTGAGTCGCAATACATCGTGAGGTATTTGCTCAAGCCCTTCCGGTCAGCGATCTCAATGATATGATCCGTCGACATCTCATGAACATAAATTTCGTCACAAATAAAAAACTCACCATCTTTGACACCGACGGTGAGAATTGCATTTGCGTGGTTGAAACCAAAGTCCTGTCCATGATGCATGCTGTCGAACATCTCGAAGGACGTATCAAAGTCATGAATAACGTAATTCGTAAGGATAAGCCCGCCAGTCTCGCCCCATTCCCCCTCACCATAGACCTTATATCCTTCCGGATCTTCGATCTTACGCCGCTCCATCCGACGGAAATAAGCCGGGTCAATGAAACGGTTGGTTCGGTATGTGGAATGATGAGTCAGCACGTCAGGGCTCTCTCGGTCAAAATATTTCCGCTTGATCCAATGCTGGGCCGAGACCGGGTTGAAGGTGAATGTGATCTGATAGTAAAGGTTCGGATTATCCAGAATACCGCGCAGCCGGTCGTCAAGAATATCAACGTCCGACTCCTGCAACTCTGTCGCTTCCTCTACCCATATCCAGACCAGCTTTCCGTGAGCGAAGTTAATGGACTTAACCTTCTCACGGTCCCTTACATCATTCATCCCGCGGAATATAACCTCGTTTCCTGTTACCTTGCTGCGGATCGTTAGCGGTGATCGCAGAATCTCCCAGTATTCATCGGTCCGTTCCCCGTATATGCGGTTAATCGCACCGGTGAGCTCCGCAAAGGTACTATTCCGGTTTGTCTCGTTGACTTTACGCACGCAAAGGAGGTTTGCGCCGGCATACTTCGGATCGCCGAGCTTAAGGATGTAGTCCTGGGCGATGTTGACCGATTTCCCGGAGCCCGCGCTGCCGCGTAGGGCGCGGTAACGCCGCTTGGATCGATTGACCTCTTTGAAATGGGCATTAAACTGGACTTTTACAGCAGCACTCATGTCGCATCATCCTCTTCCCCATCACCATAATCGACGACGATTTGAAGTGGTGTTTTGTCATGATCTTTGCCTGCTGCCTTTGTTTCTGTCCGTACTTTCTCAATTTGAGCCTGCATAAGCTCCAGCTTCGCCCGGCGCTCGTCGTTTTCGGGGGCTGCAGAAAGGAATTGCTTGATAGCTGAGCGCAACTCTTTGTTGATAGTGGCGAATGCTTTCAGCTGGCTCGCCTCTTTGTCCCAGGCGAACTGCAACTCATACTCCTCTTCTGTGCCATCACCGAATTTACCTGGCATGAACTTCTCGCGCTTAAGCACTTTTGTCAAATCATCCTTGCTTTGCACAAACATAATCCGCTGCGCCCACAGCATCTTTGCATAGGCCAGTTCCACACCGTGCCAGAGCATATCCAGCGGGTCGAGGTTCTCCACCTCTTTCATGAGATCCTGCAGCTCGTCTGGAAGCAGTTTGCGGTACAGTCCATGCTTCATGGCGTTGGTGTTACCAGGCGGCGCGCCGCCGCCTTTGTTCCCTTTGGCGTTCTGGTTTCCTTTTGGAGCGCCACGCGGGCGCTTCGCGGGGATCTCGTCCCACTTGTCCTGGAACTTCCATTTACGGACCAAGACATCGGACACGCCGAGTTCAGAGGCAATATCGACAAGCTTCATCTGCCTGCCGGATTTCAGCCATAATTGCAGGGCTTTTTTTCGATTCGTGCTGCGTTCTCGTGCCACTACATTCACCCCACCTCCGATATTTGAGTTTGAAAGAACGCTCCGATGCATTTGGTAACGGAGCGTTACCATTGAAAATCACGCTGAAACCGAAAAATCTCATTATTGGTTTTCACTAATAAATGTAAATACACTAACCCATAACCTATATTCTGTTGCACTCATAAAACCATCGTTTTTGTAGTATTTTTAAGCTTTCTTTATCAATCGCCCATCTGAGTGCGACACTCAATCAATTATGCGTATCTCAAACGGCGAATTGCGCTGTCCATAAGGTCCTGAGTCAGCCCCAAATACATCAACGTAACGGTTTCTGACGTGTGGTTGAACATTTTCATTAGTAACGCCAGATTGCGAGGGTCTGCCATGTACAGATGGTAGCCCCATGTTTTCCGCATAGTGTGAGTTCCGATATCGGCCAGACCGAAATGCTTTGCAGCCTCCTGGAGCATCTTGTAAGCCGTCGATCGATCAATAGGCCTCCCTGAAAACCCGGTATGCTTCTTCCGCTGCCTAGACTGGAATAAATATTCATGATCCTCCATGTCACGGATAAAGTAATCCAGATCCGCACGGATGTTCGGGTGGATGATAAACCGTTTCCTTTTTTTCGTTTTGGCTTCGACGATGTCGATGTGGCTGCCGCGAACCTGGCCTACCTTCAAATTGAGTAAGTCTGAAACCCGCAAGCCGCTGTAAACGCCGAGCGAGAAGAAGATGTAATTCCGGAAGTTCCGAACCTTGAAGTACTGCCTAATCGCCTCAACCATCTGTGGATCTCGAATCGGCTGAACGAAATTCATAACCACCACCTCACTTATGAAAATGACAAAAGAAAAAGCACCCCAGGGTGCTTTAATTTAAATTGCTCCATTAATTCTTAAATTCCTCATGAGTTGTGGATTATCTTCTTCTACGCTGTAAAAAAACACTTCATCAACGTTCTTCTCTATATCCCACTCTTTGATGCTCCACTCATTCGTAGTAATCAGTATGACTTTTCTTGAATCAGTGTTCTTAAGTTCTTTTAGAAAATTCTTATACCGTTTAGAGTCATCCAATACTGTTTGAACTGGAAAAAACACAGTAAAACAATTATCGTTTCCTTTGGGATTAAATCTGGTAGAAGTAACATAACTGTTTATATTCACAGTCATTTTTCCAAGGTTGTACGTTGTTGTAGACTTAACGGTAGTTGGTAAAAGACGCTTTTTAAAAGCTCGGTTAATAAAGTCTGATATATCTGACATAGATGACGTTCTGATAATTCCTTTGTCAAACATTTTATTCAAACAAGACAAAACCACCCTTAGTTTTGCATCATTGTCATAACCTCTTACCAAAAGGAATTTTCTAGTATCATCATTTAAAAAATTTATCACAGCTTCAAGGGCCCTTTGTTCATTACTCACTGCACTAGCCTCCCTTTCGTCAATAACAAATACTCCGACAAAAAAATCGGCTTACCTCCTTGAGTTGGTTTTGCCTACGGGCTAACAGTAATAGAGCCGTACAGCAACGCGGCGCCCCCATTCTGCCCATCTATGTACTTCTGCCAGTTAGGACGTTCGAAACCCAAACGTCTGAAGTTGGCTCTTATTTCGTCATAGTGATAAAGATAAAGTGCCTCATTCGATTTATTTCTTCTTCAATGTTTTCAACTCAATTTCCCTTTCCATCCCAAACTTCTTAAATAAATCAGCGTAGTCAACAACTTTTTGAGATAGTGCCTTGAAATCTGGATGGTGTTTTAACGAATAGTTCCCATGATAAATTCCCAATTGTATATTGGCTTCAGATGCAATCAGATCCAAGGTTGTTTTCACCTCAATAAACTCCTTGTAGACTTCCATTGGTATATAGTCATCTTTTAGTTTATCGAGAATCCCGGTACAATACTTCAGAGCGTTTATTTCATTATTAAGAATTATTTTTCTTTTTTCATTAACGAGTTCCCGATCCTCGATTGCTCTGGTTATCTCTATAGTTGATTCCGAGGCAGATTTCAACCAACTGTTTATTATGAAGTTGCTTTTTAGAAAATTTTCCAATTCTCTTATTCGTTCTCTTTTTGTTTCAAACCTTACTTGGTTCCGAAAAATAAGTATCGCGATACCACCTGCAAGTAAAGCACCAACGATCCCGCCAAATGTTTGTATCCATGCGTTGGCATCTATGCTATCAAAAAACTCTATCAAAACCCTATCCCTCCCTTAATCTACCCACTTCGACATCAGGAAGGATTTCCCTGCTTAATGCATCGCATCTTTGAACAAAACTGCTTCGTCCCCTCCCAACGCCCCCAAATGCATCTCTTGCACTTTTCGGGCTGTTTTGGATCTGGTCGAAGTCGCTGAGCCCGATTAACTTTCCCGGCCATGTCGTCTTTCCTCTCTGTTCCGCGGCGTTTCGTTCCGCTTGTACGTCACCCGAACCAACCATTTAATGATTTTCACGGACAACCACTCCTTTCATACAAAAAAAGCCGCCCAAAATGAGCGACTTTCGATTAGTTTTTGGATTATTTTTTCGAGCATTGAGATCGGTTAATACAGCGTTCGCGCGCGGGCGTCCAATCGTATTTATCCTGCATTAGCCTTCTTCATGTATCGACATTTTGGATAACTGCTACATCCGTAAAACTTACCTTTTGAACCATCCCGCAATACCAGTTTGTTGCCACATCTTGGGCAGGTTGTTTCATCAACAGGATACGCTGCAATCACTGCTTTGGGCTTAGGAGCGCTCCCGGGGTTCATTTTCAATATCATCTCAATCAGTATTTCACGATTGATCAAACGAACTCGATTAGATTTGGCTAGATTGTATGCAGCTTCAGTAAAGTCTCTGTTTGTAACCACCCAAGCTTCCGATGCCCCATAATGCGCGATCGCGGCTTGTGCTTGCTGAACTGCTTTGATTCCAACATTTTTACTGTAACGTTTTGCCTGTACAACGATCTTCCTACCATCCTTCTGGAGTATCAGATCAGCACCATAATCACCAGAGGCTTTGGTTACCTGAGTTTTATAGCCCTGCGCTTTAAAAAGATAGCCTAAGTACTTTTCAAATTGGATTCCATGCATCTTGTCAATATCGGCTATTCCGGATCGTTTCAAGCGCTCCCTTCGCTTTAACCCAATCAATATCAATACAGAAATAAACACGACCACGGAAAACACGGTAACGATAAGAGTCGCTTGAAGTGATTTAGTTAACCCAAATGTTCCGAAAATTGAAACAAACATCAACAGTCCAAAGATTGCTTGAATAAATTCCTCTTGCTGCTTCGCCTTACTCTTTCTTCTTGCCATCATTTAATGCCCCCATTGATTATAATGCTCATCAACTTTCGACAATTGGGGATAAATTCCTGCAAAAATGTGATGAAAAATAAAATAGGCCTCTTATTAAAGAGGCCCAACCCCCTCCCCTCGCAATAGAAAGTTTGCACACAATATATTGCGATTCAGGGACACTGATGGGTGTGTGTTCGGCGAGAAGAGTTACGCCCCGGTTATTAACGCCGCATTCATGCGGCCGTGCGTGTCATTCTCGCCCGATTTCCACGCTTTTATAATAACACTGGAATCAGTTCAAAAGATGCTCAACTTGGGTTCAAGTTGTGGTCAGTTTGTTGTCAAAATTTCGTTTGTCGCTCTTTTTTTCGAACTACGAACTATACCTGCTTTTCAAAATTGATTCGATGGCTTTTATTGCTTCTAAAGGGTTATTGGTCATCTCAACAGCATCGATTAACTTTCCCATTACTCTCTTACCTCCTTGA